TGCGGGCGTCCTTCAGCTGCGAGACGCGGAGGGCCTCGGTAGTCTCGGCCTGAACGCGGAGCCAGGAGGTGTCTATCTGCGAGAGGAGTTTCTTGCCGAAGGCTTCGGCGGCGGCGTAGTCGGAAGGCGACTGACGCGCTGCACGTGCCCGCGCTATTGCGATCTCGCCAGCCTCGGGAGCAGGCAGGAACGAAAGGGCTACGGCGGTTTCAGAGCGGACGACCTCGGGGCGGTCGGCGTTCTCTTTGGCAATCGAGATGGCGGCGCTGACCTTAGCGTCGGCGGTGTCCCACTGCTTGGAGACTGTAGCCACAACGGACGGTGAGGTCGGACCGGGCGGCTGGACTGGCAGCGGCTCGGGGGACGTAGCACACCCGGTCAGGCAAAGAGCGATGACCAGGAGTAGACGCATACCTTACTTGCCCCTTTTGAGGGCGTCTAGGGCTTGGCGGCCTTTGGCTTCGATAGAGTCAGCGGCGGCGCGGTGCTTACGAAAGACGAGAGCACCGGCGATGAAACCAATCAGGAGCGCGGCGAGATGTGTGATCATGGGTTCGGGATGATGGTGACGACGACGAGCGGGCCGAGGTCGGCAGGCTTGACGGACGGGTCTTCAAATCCGAAGACAGCGTAGTCGCAATCGATGACGCTGTAACAGTGCTGCCTATCTCCGAAGAGAGCCACAAAGAGGTTCTTCCAGTCAGCCTGGAACATACAGGTAATGCGGTAGGTAATCATTATTGCGGGGCGACAAAGATTTTCGGGTGAATAAGGTCAATGTAGTATTTAGTAACTGCGGTAGCAGTCTGCTTTATCGAAGCAGTGAATTGCCCGGTATTGGTTTGCGTTGAACCTGTCGGGCCAAGGGCAGTCGTGGCGACGGATGTGCCGTTGATGTAAAGGGTCACGTTACCGTTGCCGTCAGAGTAGACCAAGTAGCGGACCGGGGTCGTGCCGCCGAAACTGGATGAAGACGCAACCTTCGTGAGCGTAGTCCCATCATGTGCCATGACGCTGATGGGCGTCGTGCCGCCTAATTTAAAAAGACCAATGCTGGCCGACGTAGGATCGTTACCGTTGAGCATCGATGCACCGAGAAAGATTTTAAACTCGTTGTTGGCTTCACCAACGCTTGCACCGTTAGCGCTAAAAGTGCCAGAGATGCACGCTGGCTTGTTCCATTTAATAGTCTGGGTTGATGTGCTTGCCGTTGAGTAACCTCCTGAGTTGTTAGTGATAGCGTGGCAACTGCCAGCGGTCAGAGTATTCGGGCCACCGATGCCCATATACTGCGGCATGATAGGGTTAACGCCTGCACCAGTGCCAGTGCTACCGCCAGTCATACCAAGGGCCGGACGGTATCCTTCGGTCATCATCGCCATCAGCGTGTCGAACGGCGACATGAAGGCCGTCGCGGAAGTCAGCTGCTGAGACTCGGCAAAGGTAGCCACAGCCGGAACAGCCGCCGTGACGAACGCCGTGGTGGCCAGCGCTGTGGTGTTGTTGCCCGGGCTTTGCGTTACGCCGATTGAGCCAGTCGGCAGAGATGGCGAGCCGCTGAAGGTCGGGCTTGCGAGGTTCGCCTTGAGGTTATCGGCAGTGGTAACGAAAGCCGTGGTGGCAAGTGCGGTCGTCGAGTCGGCAGCGGTCTGGGTGACGCCGATTGAACCTGTCGGCAGAGATGGCGATCCGCTGAAGGTCGGGCTTGCAAGCGGTGCGCGAGTCGTATCGGTCGGGTGGACGTGATCCTCGCGAGAGTATAGCAGGGACGTGCCGACGGCAGGCGTGCCATCGACAATAGGTGAACCCGTGCCGGCCTGACCGACGACATAGGCCGTGGTAGCAATACTAGTGTCGTTATCGTTAATGGCAGGCGTCGGGGCAGTCGGGTTACCAGTCAGGGCTGCATTGGCAAATAAGGTCGCGGCTCCGGGGAACTTGACGGTCTGCTTTCCGTCGGCAAAGGTGATGCCGTCCCATTCAACAGTCAGCGTATTGCCGCCCGGGCCAGCGTTGAGCAGCTGGATGTTGGCCGCCGAGACGTTGACCTGGCTATAAACATTATCAAAACTGCGGTAGCCTGAACCGTTGTTGGCCTGAATGTTGCCAGTAATAATGCCACCAGCTTTAGGAAGTAAGGTCGAGAGGTCTACCGACAGGACACCCGTAGCAACCGCAAGGGGAGCCGTGACGCTGGTGATGAAGTCAGCGGAGGGGGTCGCGAAGACCGTGTTATAGTCCGTGCTGTCGACCTTGGTTAGCACCTGCCCAGCCGTGCCGCCAGTCGGTACGCCTTGACCAGGAGCTCCCACGCCGACGGTGAGGACGGCAGGGGCGGTTGACCCGGTGGTCGTCTCGACTGCTCCAGGGATGGTGATCGTAAGCGCCATGAGATTAGACGGTGACCTGACCGATGATGTCCAGGCGCATGGTATCCGAGTAGAAGATGGTCGTGCCCTGCGTGAACTTGATGTCCCAGCGGGCCGTGCCGATAGCCCAGTCGCCCGTGTCGCCCGAGTAGTTAGCGGTAAACGACAGGAAGTTGCCGGCGACCACCACGGTCAGGTCGTACTCGTTGCGATCAGCGTCGACGATGGTCGAGGTGACGGTCACGCCAGACAGGCTTTGGATGGCCGGAGGGGCCTCCGGGGTAAACACGGTCGAGGAACCGAAGTTCGTGCCGCGCTTAAAGGTGACGGTGTTGCAGCTCATCGGGTCTTATCGTTGCGGGAGTTGGAAGGGGGAGGGGGGGTTAGGTGATATTCTCTAAGTCGCCAATCGTAAGGACGGGCGTTGTGCCTCCTACGCCAGCCGCATCGCCCCCAGTGAAGTGGCCTGCAATGATTGTAAACGAGCTAGTGCTGGTCGTGACCGTCTGGCCCAGTAGGTCGACCGGGTAGGGGTCGTAAAAGTTATCAAGTCGGAGAGTGTCGCTGGTAGGCGGGGTATTCTGCGTAAACCTAATTTCAGGGCCGCCGATGTTGTGTGTATGCCTTAACAGGCCGTTTCCTGCCGTCGTCTTAATCCATGCCGCGCTGGCGGGGTAGGCTGCGTTATGATCTCCGAACGTAGGAGCACTTGGAGTCGCGTCAAAGTTTGAGACGACGGTGCGGATTGCCCTCCATGTAGCAGGGTAAGTACTCTCCGATGATGTAGCCCATTAGATGCGGGCGTAATAGTAGACAGCCGTGGTTGTGCCGAGCTTTAGGCGGTCGGCCCACAAGGAGCCGGTGACGTTCTGGCTGAACGTGAAGGTCGTCGGGGTGGTGACGTTGTCGACGGTGATGGTGCCTAGGACGATAAAGCCTGCGGTGTCGGTATCGGGAGATACCGGCGACACATTCCCTCCAATCACTTGAGGGTAACGAGCGCTCGTCACATCCGAGGACGGGAAGTCGTTGGTCGTGGCGTCAGGTCCAGATCGTAAAGTGATATACGAGGTCAGGGTGGTCGCATCGTAATTCACCGAAGTAAGTTCAGCGGTCGGCGGGTCGGCCACGCCAGCGGTCACTCGGTCTAGTAAAACCGATGTCGAGGAAATGTAATCATCGAGCTGCGGGACGAGGTTGTTAATGATGCCAGACTGCACCTGATAGATGACATTGCCGCCTGCGTTAATGCTGACGTTAATGATTTTAAGGGGGTGCGTCGTACCATTGCCGCCGTCGCGGCTTGGGAACTGCTCGGAGGTGTCGAACGTAAAGCCCTTAGCGGACGAGTCGAACGTGTAGCCAACGCCTGGTTGAATCTTCATGGGGACAGGGCGTAGGTTTCGGGTTCGTAACCTTCGCGGTTATAGCGGACTTCGTACTGCACCTTGTAAAGGGTGCCGAAGTCCTCAAAGGAGATTTGAGCCAGCAGCAGTTGGTTCTTTGTTCCATTGACGAAGACAGTGCCAACGTAGTCTGGTACTAGCTTGATTGAATTAAACTGATTTGTTCCGCTGCTCTTGCCGACGCGATCACGCAGGCCGGTGACGTTGGCCGCATTGGTCGTGTAGAAGTGACCAGAGAAAGAGGTCTGCGGGGCAAGGTAGTTTGTCTTGCCGTAGTAGCCAGGGTAGAGGGCTTTCTTAAAGCCGAGAAACTTGTTGCCGTTCTGTTCCTGAAAGCGGGAGCCATTGTTCCCCTCGTATTCAACGCCTCCAGTGATAGACACAGTAGCGTAAATAGGCACTGAAGTCGTTCCCGTACCAACGCCAGCGATAGGTGCTCCAGCAAAGCCAGTCGCCAGAGAAAAGAAGTTTGGGTGCGCGGTGATGTTCTCGGAGGTCAGACCCTGCGAGCCAGTGATCTGCGGTTCTGTGCGCGTCCCAGAGTAAGACGAAGATTCGATGCCGACATAGTCGACGGTCAGGGTGGCGATGTCTAGGGCGTCGTAACTGATGGAGTACTTGTGCGCGGTCAGCGTACCGAGGCTGGTAATCGGACAAGAAGAGCCGCGGTTGATGACTGAGTTGACGGACGCGGCCTCGTCAGCCTTCCAGACAACGGTGGCCGTAAGCAAGCCGTATCCGTCGCCCTGAATCTTAGCACCTGGCTGTTGTAGCGGGGTGGTGAGGGCGTTGCCCTGAGAGATTTTAGCCATGATTATTGTTTAAAGGTTTTCTTGGTAAAGTCGGTTTGCTCTAAGGGGGTGTTAGAATTGAACTTCTTGAGTTCGGCGAGTTGCTCCTTGGCGACCTCGATGGCTTCGGTCATCTTTTCCATGACGGGGTTAGCGCCTACGCCGACGACGTTGGAGAAGCCCTCGGGTGGCTTGAACGTGTTCTTCTTTTCTTCGTCAAACATCGACGCGTATTTGCTGCCTTCTGGGCTTTTAAGAAAAGCGTCTAGCGCTTTCTTTTGCACTTCTGGGTCTCCCGCAATCCCTAAGCCCCCGAAAAGTCCGGTTCGACCAGAAGCATCGGCTTCTCGTTTAAGGCGTCGACCTTCTTCTGTCTCAGCGATAAACCTGCGAGTCATTTCAGTTTTGCCAGCGGCGACCTCTTTCTCTTCCTTTTCTCGCAGATCCTTGGCCTTAAAGAAGTTTGCCATCTTGGTCTCCTCGTCTGTGGCGAGTTTGCTCTTCCCTTCCGCAATACGGTTTAAGCCGTCAACGGCTAGCTGCTTTGCCTCGGCGATAGAACTAGCCACTAAGCCGATAATAGCGGAGATGATGGCAAGCGGGCCGGCGAAGGACAGGAACACCGATGAGATCGTGTTCCCAAACGACTTGCCAATCTTGTCGAACTGCGAGCCTACCGCCGAGGTTGCCTTAGTCGTGGTCTGCTCCACGGCGCCGCCGGCAGTACCGACCTTAACCCCAGAGGCACGCTTCTCCAGGCTGGCGATGGACTCCTTCGCACGATCTACCGCCTGCGGAACGTCCGAAGTGGTCTTGATATTGACTGTCAGGTCTTGGGCCATGTCAGGGGGTTTCCTTTGCAGGATTGGAAGCAGCTGCTAACGCATCTCTGACTTCCTCGTCGGCCATGAAGGCTTCCTCTTCGGGCGACATTACCGAGACGTCTGCACCGTTGCGAACTCCGAAGGCCGTATTCATCCAGATAGCCTGACACTCCGGCATCTCCCATGCGCGCTTTTCTTCAATGCCGTTGGCAATGAGATTGCTGACGATAGCCAGGGGCCAGGGGATGCCCTTGCCGCCGCCGCCCTTGGTCTTGGCCTGCTCCCAGAACTTGGGCCAGTGGGCGACTAGGATGTACGAGGAGAAGATAGCCAGCACGCGCTGGAACTCCTTGGGGTTGCGTTCGAGTTGAATGACGCGCCAAGTGTCGGCGATGCCGAACTTCCCGATGGGTTCCTCGGCGCACAACCTGACGGCGAGGATAAGGTCGGCCGGCGTGATGTCCCGCGATCCGTCTATCAGCGGGGACTGGAAGGCTTCAAGGCGTACCCGGTACTTGAGGCACCATGGGTAAAGGGAACGACCCAGAAACCTCGGAAGAGGCGCTGGGTCTATCATGGCCGCGAGGAACCGTTTGTCCATGCCGCCTAGTGTAGCCCACTTGGGGCTAAGTCAATTAGGCAGGCGTGATGCCTTCGTAATCGATGGCCGTGATGGACACCGAAGTGAACCCCTTTGACTGGCCCTTGTCATCTACCTTTGTGATTACGAAAACGCCCGAAGCCGAAGCCGAACCGCCAGGGTAGGCCGAGTTCGTGTTCAGCGTAAAGGTCAGGACGGCGCCAAGCTGCGGAATTGATGCAGTCTTGGCGATGCCCTCCACGGTAATCTCACTCTTGCGATCGTCGAGCCTATGGGTCTTGGTCAGGCCAGTCTCGTCGACCACCGTGGCTTCCGCGTTGAAGGAGGACGAGAGCGAGTAGCTTTGCACGAATAAGTTTCCGAAGGTACCATTTGCGATACCGTATATGCAGGAAGTGCCGTTGTTGATGCTTGCCATGGATAGGGTGGTAAAGTTTTAGAGGGTTAGGCCTTCGTAGTTGCTTGGTTTGGTAACCTTACGCGGGGAAGACGGTCAGGATGTCGAACGTGAACGAGGTCGCCCAGGAGCGCTCGTCGATACCTTCGTCTTCGGACTGCATGGTAACGTCATAGCAGGACGCGTCCCCAGTGGCCGTAAAGGCCGCCTTGATGGAGACCAGGTCACGCATATTGCCGGAGAGGGCGGCGCAGCGGAGGCGGTGATCGGCGAGGGTCGTGTCGTCGGCATTGGAGAAGAGCGTGATGCGGACCGAGCAGGAGAAGTTGCCTTCGCCTTCAGGCAGGTCGGACGGTGCCCGGGCGGCTTCGCAAAGGACCACGGCCTTGGGTAAGGTCTGGGTGGCGTTGTTGTCCCCAGTAAGGAACGACACGGTGGTCAGCCCAGTCTGGGTCGAGAGGTAAGTCGCGACGGTGGATTCCACGATATGCCTGATACTTTTCGTTCCCATTGTACCATTGCCCGCTTTGGTAGGGAAAGGGGCTTGACGAGGTAGGGGGCGGGTGCCTTACTCGGGTCGTTCGACCGATGCTCTGCCAACAGGACCCAGTCTTAGCCGCCTTCTTCGCCATGTTCGAGGATGCGGTTCCGCGTCAGCCCAAGGCACGCACGCCCAAGGCACGCCACGGCGCTATGCTTGCCCGCCTGTATGCTGGCGAGACGCCCGCTTCCTATGTCTGCGAGCCCAAGGTCGACGGCCTGCGCGTCCTGATCACTGCGGACCTGTCCACCCGCACCGTCC